CTAACGCCGTCCACGCTCTGTTGAAATCCAGCAATCATTCTCTGTGCTGTCCCCACGGTAATCAACGCCCCAATCGTGACTGGGGAGGAGATGGCCGAGGCGGGAACAGTTAGGCTTTGCGTAACCTTAATTACCTCTCCCCCAATATCTAGCTCTGAAGCAACGGTTAAATCTGTTACTGATGCCGAGACGGCTGATGAGCCTAGTCCGGTGACAACCGTGAACATATCCCCAATCATAAAGTTGAGGTCATTCGCAAAGAAAGTGGTGTCGATAGTCCCCGCCATAAACCCACCCCTTATGTCAATTTAACTCTACGCTGTCCCAGATGAAGATATTGTCCTTGTCGAATGGCTCGTTTGTTTGTGGGAAATATACAACCCTACTTTCTTTTCTAACGCCAGCGGCGATTGCCATTTGCCCGCTATCTATTGACCAAAACTCGCTAGCCCCTCGTATTGCCTTCGCCATCTCTGGTATGCTGGGGGCTGTGTAGGTCGGCAATCCTTTGATCTCCATACCCGGAGGGCAAAGCACAAAGAAGTTTTTTTCACCACACTTCTTTCTTGCCTCAACGATGATTTGCAAGGGGTCACGCTTATGCCCTTGGCTTATCCCGAAGGGGGCAACCATATTGTATTCTGCGGGTAATCCCTTGGCGGGTTTATCGTCTAGCTTATCAAAAAGGATGCTGGTCGGGTCAGCCTTGTTAATGGCTGGGTGTGCATAGATGAACTCTGTCCAAGTCTTGTTTGAGAATCTGTATTCTTGATATTTATTAGGCCAAATCTCAAGGTCGATCACATCACCTTTATTCCCAACCTTTGCGTAAGAAACCATCTCGAAGATGCCGTGGTATTGAGGTAAACAATCCACGAACACCTCATGGCCTTGGTCGGCTAGATATTTGCAGGCAGGGAGGCAACGGATGATGTCTCCTAGCCTCTGGGAGTATTTGATTGTTTTAGCAGTCATCGGCTACGCTCTTGTCGTGTAGGTGCGGGAAGTATTCGCTCAATCGAACTGGGCCGATTGTCTTTTGCAATTCCTTCCATCCATCCACCAGTCCCTTATATCCATAAAAATCTTCCTTAAACTCAACTTGCTTTTGAATTGCGTAGGCATAGTGATTGAATACTAGACCCCAAGTTTCGGTCACTCCCCTTGGAACTAGGCGAGACTGGATATTGAGGCGGGGCGGCTCGTGGCTTGTGAAGCAAACATTCTTTCCCCACTTCCAAGCCCTCATCCACTCATACCAGTTCGAACCATAGCCCTCCCTAGTAACTACTCGTTTATTTTCTCCAACAAAGAAGTTACAATGGAACTGCATCGTTGCCCCCTCTTCTGCCCCCTTTAGACATTCGTAAATCCCCTCGATCTGTTCTGCTCTCCACATCTCGTCAGCGTCCACCTCCATCACAACCCCATCATCTACACCAAACAAGGCTTGCTGAATCATCTCTAGCTTTCCGTTAAATGGTTTGCCTTGAGAATGAACAATCACATTACCGCCTTGGATGCTATTGAGATATTCGTGCGTTCCGTCTATGCTCTTGAAATCTTTGTGCCATTTGTCGGGTACTTGTTTGCACCACCGGGTACATCCAACTGGCTCGCTTACCCCCTCAACAATCCTCCATCTCCAAGGAATCTTTAGCTTTTGAAACTCTGCTAGATGCCTCTGGATGAAAGGCATCCCATTGAGAACGATGGTAAAGATGGTTAGCATAACTGGAATATGGCCGCCCCATTACGAACAGACCAATCCTCCCAGAGCAGTTTCCCAAATCCCTTGAGCTTGTTGTAGTTCGCCAAGTTCTTAATGTCGTTCACATCGTCCAAGGCTATGATTGCCTTCTCCGCTAGGAATGGCCTTACGCAACGAAGTTCGGCCTCACCAGAAAAGGGCGAGCCATCAATCAGCACAAAGTTAAAATCTACATTATGCTCAAAGTGAATATCCTCGATTGCGTTGGTGCTGTATGGTTCGGCAGATTCGACACATTCGTGATACCACCCAAGAACTTGATCTAGTGGATATTGATTGAGATTTGTTTTATTTGTTCCGTAAAACTCTGCCACATCCAGTTGATTCATCCATAGCTTTGCCAAAGTCGCAGTACCCTTGATAGAAACGCCGCCTCTTGCTGATAAGTTCATTGAGTGCCTACCAATGCGGTCTGGGTGGTTCTCAATGCTGAATAGCCTTTTTGTCCTAATACATTGAGTTGAGCCATCCCCAGTTCCTCCACCGATCTCTAGGCCAACATCAAGCCCCTCGCTATACTTTGCAAGGGCTTTTCCAAAAGAATCGTGAATGGTTACTTCTTGCATTTCACCATTTCCGCTAATGCTTTTTTAATTGCGTACTCAATCACGGCTTCTGGGTCGTGCTTTAATGCCAGCATTCCAGCCTCATACAATTCCTTCCCCGCCTTCCCATCATAGGTAATATCGACTAGGACATACCTTGTTTTGTCTGTGCGAGATTTCCCAAAAGTAATTATACCAAGCCCCCCAGTATTCTCTCCCTTTTTAGCTTTTCTACACCCAATTATTTGCTTTGCGTTTTTCATAGATCGCTTTCCCTTTCTCGTAGTATTCTGGTTTGTTGTGGTTCTTTAGTTGTTCGTCTGGGTTGCCCCCTGCAAACATAGGGTTCTCGTGCCTAAACACCAAGTCCCTAGCTTCAATTATGCAATCATCGGCATAAGCTCTTTCTGTGAACTCGTTATCGGAGTATATGCCGTCCGAATCTTGATAGCTTGGGTGGAACATATAACCCCCTTGCTTGCGTAGCCTCTTTTGCGTTAGGATAGCCATACAGAGCAGTTTGTCGGTTCGGAGGCCATCTGATACTGCCAGCACCCTTTCGGCCTCTAGGTTGTCGATCTTGCTCAAAATTAGGGCATCCCAGTATCTCGGTGGACTCCAATCATCGCTCATTTGAATAATAACATCCCCCTTGGCTATTTTTGCCCCTTCGTTCCAAGCGTTCACAATCCCCCCCGGATTAACTCGCTTCCCATCGTGCGGGGTATAATCAACCGCTTCATCGTGGTCAACCATAAACAACCACTCAATCGCTAGGGGTTCTTTTGCTAAAGCCAGCCATTGCATCTTTCTTGAGAAAGCTATGTGAGGTCTGCCCCTTGTGGCGTGAACCACGCTGATCTTTGGCTTAGGATACATATTTGCCAGCTTTTGTGCCTCCTCCTTTTGGCCGTAGCAAACCGAGGCCATCCGGTATCCATCGAGGGCTTGCCAGTCATAAATTGCGTGAACTTGATTCCAGTAGTGAAGGTTGGGTTTGGGCATCGCCATACAAGCCCGACCAGCGTGCCAAGCCTTCGGCCAATCCCCTCGTGCCGAGTATTCTGCCATCAAATAAAAGTAAGCCTCTCTGCGGATAGGATTCACCGCAATCGCTTCCCCCAGATATCTCATTCTTTTTTCTGTGGGGGAACATCTGCCTAGATTGCAAAGCAGTTCATATTTTAGGGTTTCGTCTAGGTCTGGGAATACTAACGCCCTCTCACCAACCTCCACCGCCTTGTCCACTTGTCCCCTCAAGAAAAACTCTTGGTGTTGGTAGTAAAGGTTGAAGGGGGTGGAGAGAAGCTCATCGGCTAGGATGCGATGATTGCGGTCTGCGGAATCTGCCTTGCTAGTGATCGGCCTATGGATTCGGAAGATTTTATCTATGGCAAGGAGCTTGTTCTTGTCGTTTGGCTCAAGGGCTTCGTGAACTCTGTTCCTCCACCTCCCGCACCCCTTCCTCAAGGCCATCTCCCTAATAGGATTCAGCCCAGCATTTTCTACCAGATATCGAAAGCAAACAATTTCAGCCCCTACTTTTTCTGCTTGTTCTAGCCCCTCCTCCAAAACCTTCTCCCCATCCTCTGCCATTACATCATCAGCATCTACCCAGATAGACCACTCGTTCTTACAAGCATCGAGGGCTGTATTTCTAGCAGTTGCAAAATCGTCTATGTGAGGCCAGTCAGTTTTCTTATTCTTGTAATGAATGACTTTAGCCCCAAGCGAAAGGGCGATCTCCTCTGTCTTGTCTGGCGTAGCTGACCCCCCAGCCATACAAACAATAATTTCCTCTGCGATGGGCTTAAACGATTCAATGACTCGCTTAATGTGGGCTTCTTCATTTCCAGCGATTAGGTAAAGGGATACAGGGATTTTCATTGAGACTAGGATTTCTAGTTATTGGAGGATGTCAATTAAAAGAAAAGGGGGGAGAGCTTTCGCCCTCCCCCCATTCCTTATGAAACAACCAACAATTCTTTAGGCGAAGTTGGTGGTGATACGAACCGCCGCATTGGGGTCAATCACGACCTCATCGGTGTTCATACGCACACGCAACACTTGGCTACGGCGAGCTTCGTCACGATAGCTTTCGGAGACGAAACCACCAGCCGAGTCACCCGACCAGACCAAGGTGCGCCCGATACCACCAGCGGTGAACTCACCACCAGCAATCTGACCCACAACAATCTTGGTATCTGGAACAACGAATGAACCAGAGTAGGCTTTGTTCTTACCAGCAGAGTTGATCGCCGCACGGCCAACGAGGAGGTTCTGAACTCCCAGAGCCGCCGCGATTTCAGATTCGCTCAACAACCTTGCACCAGTATTCGAGATAACTCCGAAAAACTGATTCTGTAGGAGGGTAGAGCGACGAATCAACTCAAACACATTGGCAGACATCGCAACGCAATTCGGTTCGTAACCATACTGGTTAAGAGCCAATTTGGCCGCCGCCACATCACGAGCCACATCAATCGTGGTGATATTCGCTTGGGTGTAGGCAACTGCACGAGTCTGGTCAGCGATGGTGAAGGGAGTCGTTGCATTCCAGAGAAGATCGGAAACCCGCTTCTCGTGGGAGAGCTTCAACTGGCGGAGCAAGAACTTCGCAGTTTCGCTTTCATACGAAAAAAAACGCGAAAGGTCTGCCACGCTACTATCGTCTAACAATTCCTCAAGGCCGAATTCGTCCGTGCTGTAATTTGCAGAACTGAAGGAACGAATTCCTCTTGAATACCCCGAACCAGCATCACGAGCCGTTGCATTGTTGCTTAACAACTCTGCACCAGCCAGTTGAACTTTGAGGTATGTTCCCGCCTTCGCATCAACATTCTGCAAGGGGAGGAGTTGCGCTCCGATCAAACCGATGTCGGCTTGAGGGGCTTCAATGAGGGCTTGGTTTAAGTCAGCCCGGATGGTTGAACCGCCGCTAATGTAACTCATTTTTTATATTCTTTCTTGGTTAGTTAAATTACTGGGTTAAGGGAACTGCGACTTCGATTACCGCATCAGCAAGAGCAGTTTCGAGGGCAACTCCGACAACGCCGACATTGGCCGCCGCCGTAGTCACAAGGCCAGAACCAGTCGTAGCAACAAGGTTGCCAGCGGTGATTCCGTACTCGGAGGTTGCAAAAAAGGTTGGGTAGAACAGCTTGACTGCGCCGTTGTCGCCAGCCGCCACATCAGCGATGGTCGAGCCAACGCAACGAGCAGAACCGGAAACAGCCGCACGAGCCGTGCCGTCCGTGTGAACCTCAACGAATCGGTAGGCCGAGATCGCCGAGGCAAAGTTAAAGGTGCGAACTGCACCACCGTCAATGTTTGTTGCCATTTTAGTATTATCCTTCTTTAGAGTTTGGTGATACCACGAGACAGAGCCTCGGAGTATTCTTTGGGGTTGGAGAGCATCACGGCTTTCATGGCCTTGAGCTTGCTTGTTCCGTAGTCGCTATGGGCGGCCACGAGAGCTTCAAAAGTTTTGGGTTCTTCCTTTTTCTCGGAAGGGACTTCGATTGAAGGGGAGGCGGGGATGGGCTTAATGCCGAACTCGGTCAGAACTTTCTTCACAACCTCGCTCATCTCTTCCTTAGTCTCCTCTTTCTCATCTTCATCTTCTTTTTCGATGACGATCTTGGGAGCTTCCTCAGACTTCATCTCCTCTTTCTTTTCCTCATCCTTGGGTTTCAACGCCTCTTCCAAGGCGGCGAGACGAACTTTTACTTCGTCCATATCTTTTTTGTAATCTGTGTTTTCCATATTTGATTTGTCCTTTTTGTCAAGTGGAGCTTCCTCCACGGCTTCTTTGGCTACGGCTGGGATGCTCTTGCCTCCCTGCACATAACCGAGTTTTTCCATAAACTTCACCATCTCCTCGAATAATCCATTCGTGGCGGCTGGGCTGGAAACTAAATCAGCAGAGGCGATGCTCTGGGGTCGAATGTAATCCTTGCCGTTGATGGTCTCGGACTCATTCACAAAGGCTAGGGAAACGCCGAACTGGTCGGGGGCTTCGGATGCCATCTCTTTGATTAGGCCATAGTGGGGGGAGTTGCGAA